GTTGGGGACTATCCAACCTTAACCCTGGCCTCTTGCGAAACCATATTCTAACGGTTCTCAGTCTAGCTGCCGATTACGAGGCTAGGCCTAATGCACATAATGTGCGATGACCACGCTCAAGACGCATAGCTCTGAACATCCCGTTGAAGGAGTTCTCATCGGTAGGTTTAAACATGTGCTGCAATTTCGCCAAACCAGTGAGATATTTATAGTCCAGTTTGCGATCCTCGTTATTCTGCGAAATCAAGAAAAAGGTCATTTTTCCTGATGGGCTTAACTGGTGCATCCCCAATGGGAATGAGCGCTCATACGAAGCGATGATATCAACCGCTCTCACATGCCCGTGTGGGTAATCGCGATAACGCTCTGGGTAACAAGCCTTAACGATTAACTCGATAGGATGTCTCCAAACTCCATCTACCCTCCAGTAGCGGGAGAGGAACTCCGGGTACCGGCCATTGTCATGGTCAGAGGAACACTTATGCGGATGCATAACCATCCCGAAATTTCGTTTTAGAAATTCAGACATCTCATGAAGTTCATCTGGAATACCAAGATCAACTTTCGAGAAGGTCAGATTGTCGTCGCCCATTACGAACATTACATAATCCGTAACACCCCGATAATACATGTACGTGTTAATCATCAGGTAATTGACGATAGAATCAATCATAGAAGTGAACATACTGCCCGAAGGTACACCATTAGTAACATAAATCAATTGTTGTCCCGGCCCGACGATTACTTTATTAACGAAGTCATCGACCATGATCGTCCATAGTTCATCATCGAAATTCTCATCCTGCCGAAAAGCCTCTTTTAAAATATCAAACGCGATGTGAATCATCCACGAAGGCACGTGGGCATCAAAGCTTGACATGTCGATTGAGAGGTGGTGAGGATAGTAGTCCACATTATCCTGGATGAGCCTATTAAGTTGAGAGTCATTCTTATGGCCACAGTACCAATAACAATGCTCCCCCATCCACTCCTGTAACGGTTTAGAAAACCGCGTTTCGCACAACGACTGGAATAGGGCAATGATCCAAACTAATCGAACCTTACGATCCCATTCACCTGTCCGTTCGTACGTTCCGTCCAAGTGAAGTTCGTAAGGAAGGTCCGCTTGCGTGCGATAACCCGGGATCGTGGGTTCAGCAAACGTACCATTTTTCCTCGCTTCTTCTTCCGCCTTTAGTTGAAGATCACAAATGCCGTCCTTTTTAACCAGATCCTTCTTGACCTTCACATCGTCTGCAGCATAGACGATTGCTTCGAAGCCAGCTGAGGCATCTTCGTTGGCAACGGCGTTCCGGACTGATTCATCGTCGGTGTATTGCACCATCCTCAGTCCTGCTTGAGCAAAGAATTGTTTCAGCTCTCGCACTTTGAGCTGGAGACCTTTCATATAACCATGAAAGTCCGCATGCCGGTCCGTAAAGTAGTGGAACTTGGACCAGAGAAGTTCAGTCGACGCTTCGCTGCGAGAATAATTCATCGTATCGAGGTAGGCAACCTCCGAGCGAAGTTTCGTCTGCCAAGGACCATCGACTAAGTCACACAGCATCGTAAACACACGTTTATCGAACAAGCCGTGCTCCCCCACCTTCAGCGTGTCTAAGCGCCGCACCTTCTTGTCCAAGACTTCTTTTTGAGGTGTGGCCAGCCCATACACTTTTTCCGAAACCACATCCATCTTGTTCATGGTCTCGACACTCCTTCCCGCCTTCTGGTTGAAGACTTACTTATGACTTAGATCCAGAGTAAAGGAGTAACAGCTGTCGGAAACGCTAGAAAATTCCAGCATATTCCCTCATTGTGGTGACGATACCTCCACAATATTGCTATAATGCAATACTCTACATCTTTCACTTTCATTCCGCGTATGAGTTTCTCCACTCGCACACTCGCATATAGGGTAGACTCC